AGCGAGACGATCAAGAAAAGCGACGAAGCGCGCGCGGCAGTTGCCAGGCTGAAGGGCGCTCTGCTCACGCTTGCGCAGCCAATCATGAAGGTGGTTATTCCTGCTTTTATCCTTCTTGTGAACGTGCTGACTCGAATTGTAAACGCGCTTGCAACACTGGTTTCGAAGCTGTTCGGAACGTCTTTTCCGAAATCTGCGGCGGAAGCCGCTGCGGCATATGGAGACGAGGCGGAAGCAATCTCCGATGTGGGAGACGCAGCAAAAAAAGCAGGGAAAAGCATGGCGTCGTTTGACGAAATCAACCAGCTTTCGAATGATTCCGGAAGCAGCGGCGGCGCAGGAGCGGGTGGCGGAATCGGATCCGATACGATAGCACCCGATTTCAGCGCCATGATAAAGGATCAGCTGACATCAATTACAGAATTGTTTGTGGGCGCGGCATTGCTTGCGCTTGGCGCAATTCTCACGTTCAGCGGCGCGAACATCCCGCTTGGAATAGCGCTTATGGCAGTTGGCGCGCTGGCGGTGTGGGACGCGGTAAGCAATCACTGGGGAGAAATCGCTGGAATCCTGCAAGGGCAAGTCGGACTTATCACGGCGATTGTAAGTACTGCCTTGCTTGCAATCGGCGCGCTCCTTGTCTTTTCTGGCGCAAACATTCCGCTTGGCCTCGGACTGATGATCGCCGGTGCGGTCGGCCTTGCGGCCACTGTGGCGGCAAACTGGGGCTCAATTACAGAAGCGCTGCAAGGGCCCATCGGAATCATTACGGCAATCGTAAGCGGGGCGCTGCTTGTTGTCGGCGCGATCTTAGCGTTCAGCGGCGCAAACATTCCTATCGGCATTGGGCTGATGGCGGCCGGGGCGGTCGGTCTCGCTGCGGTAGCGGCTGTTAACTGGGACACGATCACGGCGGCCCTGCGGGGCCCTGTCGGAAATATTGTAGCGATCGTGGGTGCGGCATTGCTTGCGCTTGGCGCAATTCTCGCATTCAGCGGTGCGAATCTGCCGCTCGGTATCGGGCTGATGGTTGCAGGAGCGGCAGGGCTTGCAGCAACAGCAACTATCAACTGGGATACGATCAAAACAAAACTGCAAGGGCCGATAGGGAAGATCACCGCGATTGTCAGTGCGGCGCTGCTTGCGGTCGGTGCGATCCTTGCATTTACAGGCGCAAGCCTTCCGCTTGGAATCGGGCTGATGGCTGCGGGCGCAATCGGACTTGCAGCAACGGCGGCTGTCAACTGGAATACGATTCAGGAAAAAATGAAAGGGCCGCTTGGCAAAATTACTGCAATCGTTGGCGGCGCGCTCCTTGCGCTTGGCGCGGTTCTCCTGTTCACAGGTGCAGGAATTCCGCTCGGGCTTGGACTTCTCGCAGCGGGCGGCGTAAGCCTGGCTGCGGCTATTGCGCCGAACTGGGATTTTATTGTCAGCAAGGTAAAAGATTGCTGGGGCAAAATCAAAGATTTCTGGAAGAAGAACATTGCGCCTGTATTCACAGGCGAATGGTGGGCCAATCTTGCGAAAAACGCCATGAACGGCCTGATTGCCGAAATCGAGAGTGGGATCAATCGCGCGCTTGGCGGTTTGGGCGGCCTTGTGAACGGGGCGATTAGGCTGCTGAACAAGGTTCCGGGCGTAGACATTGGAAATGTAAGCTGGGGAAATGTCCAACTCCCCCGCCTAGCCTCCGGCGCGGTCATCCCGCCGAACCGGGAGTTTATGGCTGTGCTGGGAGACCAGAAAAGCGGAACGAATATCGAAACGCCGCTTGCCACAATGGTGCAGGCGTTCAAGCAGGCCATGAACGAAACGGGCGGCATGGGCGGCAGACAGATCACGGTTGTTATGCAGCTCGACCACAGAGAACTTGGACGCGCGGTGTATAACCTTAACAACGAGGAAACACAGCGCGTCGGAGTGAAGCTTGCGGGGGTGAAGGCATGACAAGCATTTTGAGCCTTGACGGCAAGGCGTATCCGAATCTGCATGTTGTGAGCCTAAAGCGTTCGTTTTCCGTCCTCGACGGCGATAACGCGGGCCGCGTAATGACCGGCGCGATGACGCGCGACATTATTGGTACATTTTACAATTACAGTTTGGAGATCGATCCTGTTTCGTCTGATCTTGCGGAATATGATGCGTTTTACGAGAACATTTCCGCGCCAGTCGATAGCCACGTTCTGACTGTCCCGTATGCGCAATCTGTTTTGACGTTTGATGCCTATGTGGCAAACGGAGAAGATGAACTTGTATCAAGATACGGCGATAGGAGCGAATGGCAGAACTTATCGATTAACTTTGTTGCAATGAAACCGAAGAGGGTTCCTGTATGAGCGTTCGAGTGATTTATGAGGACGTAGCGGTAGGCGCAGCAGCGGCGGCAAGCATTGCAAGCACCGCTGCGCAGCCCTTCTCCGACCTTCCGGAACTGCCGTATGGCACAGAGTCGGTGATCGTCGCAACAAACGAGCTGAACCAGTGGGTGCTGGACGGCTCCCGCCCGATCCTCACGACCGAGCGGGCGGCCTTCTGGTCTGCCGAGCCGAGCAAAGCAGACTGCACCTTCGACGCAAACCCGACGCTGACCATCACGCTGGACGGCACGTTCGCAAGCTCCGGCATCTTCCTATACTTCGACGGCGGTATCGGCGATTATTGCAGCGCCCTGACCATGACGTGGTACAACGGCGAGACAACCGTCGCGACGCAGGACTTCACGCCGGACGGCCAGAAGTATTTCTGCGCAAAGCCTGTCTCCGGATACAACAAACTCGTGATCGAGCTGAAAAAGACGAGCCTGCCGTACCGGTACGCGAAACTCAGACAGATCTTCTTCGGCATCGTCCGGGAATTCGAGCGGGAGGATCTGCGCAGCGTCAACGTCACCGAGGGTGTCAGCGTGATCTCCGACGACGTGGAGATCAATACGCTGGATTTCACGCTCGACAACTCAGACGATATTGACTTCATTTTTCAGGAAAAGCAGCCCGTCAGCGCCTACGACGGCGCAAAGCTGATCGGCGTCTTTTACATCAAGAGCTCGTCCCGGTCGAGCGAACGGCTCTATGATGTATCCTGCCAGGACGCGCTCGGCATTCTGGACGACGAGCCCTTCGCGGCGGCGGTCTACAGCAGCAAAAACGCGAAGGAGCTGATAACCTCGATTCTCGGCGCGCACTTCACGCTGGACTTCGACCCTGCGCTGGAAGACGAGACCGTAACCGGCTATATCCCGGACTGCACGAAACGAGAAGCGCTGCAACAGATCGTTTTCGCGCTTCGTGCGACCATTGACACAAGCGCGTCGCGTGGCGTGCGCGTCCGGAGGCTCACAGCAGCCTCTCCTGCCACGATTCCGCTTGATCGGACATACACGGGCGGCAGCGTTGAAACGGCGGCAGTGGTCACGGAGATCCGCGTGACGGCACACAGCTATTCGGCGTCCGGAAGCGGGGAGAACGTGGAGGTCGGCGGTACGACCTACTATCACACGACGTCTGTCACGTCCAAGACCAATCCGAACGCCACCACACAGACCAAGCCGAACGTCATCGAGGTACGCGACGCTACGCTGGTCAACAGCGACAACGTTGCCGCCGTCGCGCAGCACGTCTTTGACTACTATATGCGCCGTCAGACGCACAGTGTCAAAATTGTCATGAACAACGAATCCCCGGGCGATTACGTGCAGACCACAACGCCGTGGGGCACGAAGATCACCGGAACGATCACCAGTATGGGCATTCGCCTCAGCGGAATCGCAGCGGCAGAATGCAAGATTATCGGCACATAGAACGGAGGTGCGACATTTGGTACAGGGAGATTCGTATAACCTTAGTGTTACCATCAAGAATAAAGGACAGCCGCTGGACGTTGCAAGCGTTGAAAAGGTGGAAATTTCTCTGCTTTATCTGCAAAAGAGCTATCCGGGAGAGATCGGATACGAGGACGGAAAGTTTCTGTTTCCCCTCACCCAGCAGGAGACCTTTCGGCTCCCGAAGCTCTGCCAGATGCAGGTGCGCGTGAAATTCAAGAGCGGTGACGTGATTGGCTCGGAGATCAAGCAGATCGACGTTGCGCACGCGCTTTCAAAGGCGGTGTTGTGATGGGCGGCATTGAATTTGAACTCAAGAACCGCGATCCGGTCGACGTTTCCTTTAACGTTTCCGTGCGTGCCGGCGGCGGCTCTGGCGGCGGAGGCATTGCATCGGCGCAGATCGATGAGATCCGCGTGCTGACAAAATCGGACTATGACGCGCTGGACAAAAAGGACGCGCGGACACTGTATCTGTTGGAGGGATAGCATGCTGGCAGTTGGAATCAAACGCATTCTGGAGCTGTTCATCGGATCCATGGGCATCAAGTCCGCCCATCTGGGCGAGAAAACCATCTATGAAAGGCCGGGCGGCTTTTTGTACATCGAACTCAAAAGTGAAGAAAGGGGTTAAAACCTGATGGCAAGTTTTTTTAATTTAACGCTCGATACGCTGGCGCCTGCCGGCCTATCGATCATCCTGAATGACGGCGCACAGTACGCGACAAGCGCCAACGTCACCGCGAAGATCTCCGTCTCCGATGAAGTAACGACGGGCTATCAGATGAAGATCTGGGGCACGAAGACGGCGGAGACGGAAGAGGCTGCGTCGTGGGAGACGTTCGCCGCAACAAAATCCATTACGCTCCCGGACGGCGACGGCCTGAAGACGATCTATGTAAAGGTGCGCGACGACGTCGGCAACGAATCGGCTGCGGCCAGCGACTCCATCACGCTCAATTCCACGATTCCCGCCGTGACCATCACCGGCCCCGACAAGAGCCGCATTTCCAAGGTAACGGGCTACGACGCAGCGGCGTTCTCCTTCGTCTGCGATGTGGACTTTGAGGAATACACCGTCCGCGTCGTCCCGGCGACGAGCAGCCTGCACACGGCGGGCACGCAGATCCCGGCGACGGGCGGCTCCACGAACGTCAGCGGCACGGCGGGCGGCTACAAGAAGAACACCGCCATCAACGTCACCATCAAGGGCGCAGACCTCGAAACAGCGTCTTCCGGCGACGGCGTGAAGATCGTGAAGGTCTTCGTCAAGAACGCCGCCGGGACGTGGAGCGCAGCCTAATGGCCGCGCCGGAGTTGACCTTCTCCATTACCGGAAACAAGATATCGGCAGTCTCGGGATTCGACTCGATCACCGTCACATTCTCGTCGGACATCGCCTATACGGCTTTTGAGTGCCGCGCGACGAAGTCCGGCGAGGATTGGGGCCGCGGGAAGGGCGCTTTGATCGCGTCCTTCTCCCAGACCCCCGCGGGGACGCAGCGCACCTTTGAGGTATACGACGATTTCCTGCTTTCCGGAGACGGAGAATACAGAATTTCGCTGTTCGCGCAGGGCGCGGACGGCAGCTGGAACGACAACTACGGATTTATCCCGCTTGGGCAGTCGCAGACGATGAAAACGGCTGACGGCGAGGATTTCCTGTGCATGAAGGAGTGATCGCATGGCGTACAACAGCCAGTATACCGGCGCGCAGATCGACGAAGCCATCGGCGACGTGCGCGGAAACAAAGCCGCATGGAGCGGCAAGCAGGACGTGCTTTTGCCTTCCGGGGCGAAGGTCGGCGACCTTATCAAGGTTAAGGCAGTGGACGCCAGCGGGAAGCCGACAGCCTGGGCCGTGGCCGTGGATGGCACGGACTACCTCAAAACCGCCCCTGTCACGTCCGTCAACGGCAAAACCGGAGCTGTCAAGGTTCGCGAAGTGCCGTCTGTCACCGCCGCTGATAATGGAAAATTTCTGCGGGTTGTTTCCGGAGCGTGGGCGGCGGTAGAGATCGCGAACGCGAATGGAAGGAGCTTCTGATGGCTGAATATTTAACGAACGATATAGAACTCACGTCAGTTGCCGATGCCATCAGAGAAAAAGGCGGAACATCCGACCCGCTGACTTACCCAGATGGTTTTGCAAACGCGGTTCGTGCAATTCAAACCGGGATCGCTCTGCAGCTGATCGTAACAGTATCTGCCGGTGCGACGGTCACGGCGACAAACGGCTCCAAAACGATAACCGGAACATCTGACAGCACCGGAGTTTGTACGCTTACCGTTCCGGAGATCGGCACATGGAGAGTATCCGCTACGCTGGACGGGAAAACATCTGACACAAAAGCCGTAGCTATCACGGACAGCTACGCGGTGTCGCTTAATTTTGTATATCCGACACTGAATAAAAATACTTGGGAAACAATAAAAAATATATCCGACGCGGGACAGGGCGCGAACTATTGGAGCATTGGCGACCGAAAGGCGGTAACGCTAAACGGCACGGTTGGACATCTTACACTATCTAATTACACAATATACGCATTTGTCATTGGATTCAACCATAATGCGAGCCTAGAAGGGGAAAACCGTATTCATTTCCAGTTAGGCAAAACGGCGCTCTCCGGCGGTACGGACGTGTGTTTCTGCGACAGTTACTATACCTCGCCCGTTTCGACAACCGGCTATTTCTCTATGAACAGTAGTGCAACGAACTCCGGCGGATGGGCGAGCTCGCAAATGCGTACAAATATTTGCGGGACAAGCCTCTCGAGCTATTCCGGAACGATTATCGCAGTCATTCCGGCGGCGCTCCGTGCAGTCCTAACGTCCGTTACCAAGTACACGGACAATACGGGAAATAATAGCACATCCGCGAGTGCGGTCACGGCGACAAAGGATTACTTTTTCCTCCTCTCGGAGTTTGAGGTTTTCGGGAGCATTTCGAGAGCAAACTCGAACGAGGCGAGTAAGCAAGCGCAGTACGCCTATTATTCCGCTGGAAACAGCAAGGTAAAGTACAAGCACAACGGAACGAGCACCGCCGCTCGTTGGTGGCTCCGTTCTCCGCTTGCGAGCAGCTCCGACGGTTTCGAGAATGTGAACACCAACGGGACAGTCGAAGACCGAACCGCGCGCGCTTCCTTCGGCTTCCCACCCGGCTTTTGCGTATGAGGGAAAAGCGCATGGAGTATATCGTGTATAAGCGTTTCCGCGGGAATGGCATCGATGGAGAATTTAATCTCCGATATGGAACTGCGGTATCGGAGATTGAAGGGTTCCTGTTTGCAGCAGATGGCAGGCGGATATGCGCTGCGACATCCGAAAACGGATGGGAGCATTTTAGGCAGAATACACCAGAGGGCGCGATGCGGCAGGAAATGCTTGAACGCCTTTATCGCTGGTATGAAAAAAACGGCTGCGGCGAAGACTTTACGGATGAAAAATGGCCGGGGCAGGAAAACGGCTACTGGAAAAATCGGTTGAGAACCGCAAGTACAGAGCGATTGGAGAAAATCTATCAAGAGAAATTTGGAGGGACGCCATGTATGCAGTAAAACAGGACGGCGCGTTTGCCGGGTATGCAGACAGTATTGTGCCCATTCGACTACACGGCAACGGTTGTTATGTCCCGTGCAAGGAAGATCAAGCAGAAGGATTTTGCGCTAAGATGGCTGTGATTATTACAGATAGAGAAGGAACTGAACATCAGGTGCTTTCTGACATGGTGTTTCATCTCACAGACCATACGCTGAAAGGTACTGAGCCAGAAGGCAGCTATGAGGAAATGGGCGCGGCACTGCCACTCACAGATGCAGAAACAGCGGCGAAAATTTTACTTGGGGAGACAGATTGATGAGTTACACAGAAAGAGCCAGAGCATTGAGACCCTATATTGAAAAAGCGTCTATTAGCTTACCCGATGAGGATGCACTGCAAGCAGTAGAGTTATTCCCACAGTGGGTGACAGGCCATTCTTACGCGGTCGATGATCGGCTGCAATACAATGGCGTATTATATCGCGTGGTGCAGGCGCATACCTCACAGGCAGACTGGACACCGGATATTACACCGGCACTGTTTGTGATCGTTTCACTAGAGGAATGGCCGGAATTTGTGCAACCTACGGGTGCGCATGATGCCTACAATAAGGGTGACAAGGTGACGTTTGAAGGCAAGCATTACATCAGCTTGATTGACGGGAATGTATTTTCACCAGCGGAATATCCGGCTGGTTGGCAGGAACAGGCGTAAATTTGAGAATATGGGAGGAAACATAAGGGAGAACACCATGGACACCAAGACCATCATCGTCACCCTCGTCACCGACCGGACGCAGGCGGACGTGGAGCGGGTGCGGGAGCTGGCGGCGAAGGGGTTCGCGGCCATGACCGCAGCCGAGCAGGCGGAATGGCTGACCGGGATGAAGGGCGCGTACAACGCCGCTGATCTCAATCGCGTGGGAATCGCCCTGAACTATCTGGCGGCGCGCCTCAGCTCGATCTGCGGCAAGAGCATCGCGTGGACGGCTAAAACCGATTGGGCCGTAACGGACATTATAACGGCATCACAGGCCGAGGCATACCGCAAGCAGGTGCAATCCATCCGCGACGCGCTTGCGTATCCTGCCGGAACACCGGATGCGCCCGGCCTCAACCGCCTGACATACACCGGCGCGAATGATATCGAGCGCATTCTTGCGCTCTGCGAAGACTTAATCGTCAACGTTGCAAAATCTTTTCGCCACACCGGCGCGGCGGAGTGCGCCGCAGGAGGATTACTCACATGAAAGATAGGCAGCCAACACAGGTTTTATCCAACGGCGCGATCCGCTACGGCGTCTATAACGCCGACGGCACGCTCAACCACTACGAATACCTCAAGCGCGAGGACGCGCCCACCGTCGAGGGCACGCCTCTCAACAAGGCGAATCTGCTGTCCGATACCACTGCCGCCAAGCTCTGGCCAAACGCCGCCACCCGCCCGGAAGACCCGACCGTCAACGACGCGCTTGGCAAGATTGCGGAGGGTACGGCCAAAGTCGGCGACATCGCTATCACCGCCCGCACAGACCTCTCCGATGCATGGCTCCCGTGCGACGGGCGCACTGTATCACAGGAGCAGTATCCAAAACTGTTTTCTGTGCTCAGAAGCTCTGCCGCGCCGCTTCCGTGGGCGTTGAAGACATCGAATATTCAGCCTGTAGCTATGTGGTATCTGAATGGGGAATGGGTCGGCCTGTACGACAGAAAGTTCTGGACGTCGCCCGATTTGGGGACGTGGACGCAGCAGGCGGATATGCCGACCGGACTCTCGCTGGTATCGGATGTGCAGTATGCAAACGGCACTTATTACGCTGTTTTTTCCGGAGACTCCACAGAGTTAAACGGAGTGTACACAACACGTAGCCTCGATACGCCGTTTGCGCTATATGCAAGCGGCATCCTGCCTGGAAGCGCTGGACTGAAGATGTTTATTACACCAAACGTTCTGTATATCTACAAAGTAAGAAGCAAATACGGAGCCTATAACAATTACACGGGAAGAGAAGTAAATGCCAGCTACGTAAACCAAACAACGAAGGAAATAGTAGGAATCTCAGGCTTTATCAGCGGAATTGTATTTTACGCCGAAGAAAAGGACTGCTTTTACAAACTGAACTGTAGCACCAGCGGCACACTGAAGACTTCAAAGGCAAAAACCCTGATCAATCCGACGTGGGAGGCAGTCAGCAGCGTAAACATCGAAGAATTAACTCCGTCCTTCAACCAGCCGTCGACGTACCCCTATCACGCTTTGATGTCAGCTTACCATTGTGGGGCAAATATAATTGCTTTTTTTGCACTGGTGAACGCTGCTTTCTCTGGTGCGGGAACCACGATGTATAGCGGATATATGGTATACAGGTATTCTGCGGACTACGGTGCAACATGGGAAAACGGGAAGGTAGTTTCCTACAAAACCGATAGGTACTCGCTCGACAACTATACGAACGGCAAATACGAAAACGGGCTTTTAGTGCTTTCGGAAACCGCAAGCGAATCTGAAAGTGCTGGTCGAACGGAAAAGATCATTGCGATCAGCGCTCCAGCATCCGGCCCGGTATATGGAGACGTACTGGGGAGCGGCGTCGACAGTATTGCACTATCGCCGGACGGGGGAGCGGCATACATATCATCAAATGGGCTGGCGTACTGCGATTATAGCGCGGCGGGAAAAGAAATCCCTACCATCGGGACGGACACAAGAAGCAATGCCTACATCAAGGCGCTGGAGGAATAGCCATGCGGGATAGAATCGGCACAAATGATCTTGCAAACGGCGCTGTCCGGTATGGGGTGTATGACGCGGCGGGAAGCCTTCTGCGGTATGAATGGCTTCGCCCGGATGACGAGCCGCTGGAGGCCGGGACGCCGCTCACGGCCGGAAACCTGCTGACGGCACAGAGCGCTGCAAAGATCTGGCGAGCGGGCGACGCACCGGCGAACCCGATGGTAAATGAGGCATTCGGGAAGCTGTCGGAGCCGAATTATCACGTCGGCGATATCCTTACGACCGTCCGCGTCCTCTCCGCCCCGTGGCACGCGTGCGATGGCTCAACCTTCGATCAGACTGCATACCCGGCCCTCTACGCCGTCCTCGGCGGCACGACGCTGCCAAGCATCAGCTATTCAAGCGACACCACTACCTACATCAAAATGGCGGACGATTAGCCCGGCAAATAAAAGAGAAAGGTACAGAAAAATGGAAACCAAAACCATCATCGTCACCCTCGCCTGCGCCGCGCTTGGCTCATCCGCGCTGACGGCGGTAGTCAATGCCATCGTCAGCGCGGTTCAGAAAAAGCGCGGCAAGGCCACAACGCAGGAGGCGCATCTAGCCGAGATCGACAAAAAGCTCGGAAAAATGCAGGAGCATCAGGACGAGCAGTATCTGGCAATCCTCCGCCTTACGATCATGAGCGAGGAAATGCCAATGGCCGAGCGCCTGATCGCCGGAGAGAAGTATAAAAAAATGGGCGGGAACGGCGACGTGAAAAAATTCCTGCACCAGCTGGAGGCGCAATGCGGGCACAGCAGTGCGCAATAAATTGGGAGGCAGATATGCGGGTAAAAGGCAAGTGGAGCAAGGGGGAAATGGCGCGAACCATTGTTGTGTACTTGCTCCAGCTCATCACGACGGTAATTGTCTGGGCCTGCGCTCTGAAAACCGTCGCCGTCCTAATTGCAGTCATCCGCAGCCCGGAGCTCGGCGCGTCGGTCGACCTGTCCGACGTGCTCGGCTTTACCGGCTGGGCAACCATCACAGAGCTTGGCCTGCTTGCCTTCAAGCGGGTTTTTGCAAAAAAGAATGATCCGGTAGAATAACGAAAGGGGTACACAATATGTATAAGCGAGTGAATTTTGAACCGATGGATAAACACCTGTCGGAAAGCATTCGGGGGAAGCTTGAAGAAGCGGAAGCGCTCATCATGCAGCTCCCGGCGGGAAGGAATAGAAGTATCGCCCTGACAAAGTTGGAGGATACAATGCTTCGTGCGAACCTCGCAATCTCTGACGCGGTTGCGACGAGAAGCGAAAGCGAAACAAAGGACTGAAAGGAGCATACATATGGAAAACATCAAGAAGCGGCTCGGCAATCTGCTGAGCGTCAAATCTATCGTCACACTGGTGCTGACGGCGGTATTTGCGTACATGGCAGTCGCCGGGAAGATCTCGCAGGACTTTATGATGGTATATACCGTCGTGATCGCGTTTTACTTTGGCACACAGAGCCAGAAAGCGCAGGACGCGATCGACAACGCCACAAAGGAGGATGCGCAGAAATGAGCATCAAGATCGGGCAGGCCAGTCTCGGCGAGACGGGCGGCCGCAACCAGCAGCCCGGCAATCAGACCGGGCGGGAGCTGAATATCTCCAACTGGTACAATGGCCGCTGGCTCGGCGTCCTGCGCTACAAAAGCCGCAAAAAGGCTGCGCGGGCCGCGCAGACGTGCGAGGCGGCCATTAAAAACCGGAACATCGGTTACGATATGAGCGACCGGAACACGGCGTACGAGGCCGCAAAGGCCGTCCGATGGGACGTGAGCAAGATTGAAGAGCCAGTGGAGACGGATTGCTCCGCGCTCATGACGCTCTGCGCCGTGGCCGCAGGCTGTGAGGCCGTCGCCGCGCTCTACAAAAAGCAGGGCAACAGCTGCACCACCTACTGTATGCTGCACGATTGGCCTGCGACGGGAGACTTCGAGCTGCTGACCGGCAGCAAGTATCTGACGACGGACGCCAATCTCCTGCGCGGGGACGTACTGGTAAGCTCGGGCCATACCGTGATGGCCCTCGAAGATGGAAAAAATGCAGAGGAGGAAACTGAGATGGTAGAAAAGAGCAAAATCATCGTGGACGGCAAGGAAGTCGCCGTCGAGCGGATCCTGAAAAACGGCACGAACTACGTAAAGGTGCGGGATCTCGCCGCCGCGCTGGATCTCGAAGTGAGCAACAAGGGCAATATCGCTGTGCTGAATCACAAGGAAAAGTAAGGAGGCGGGGCGTATGTCGCCGCAGGCGCGGGCCAAGCTGCCGCCAGAGCTGGGCAGGCTGACCAGAAAGGATATGGAGGCCGTGATCTATCAGGCCAATCTTGGCCGGGAAAATGAGAAGATCGCGCAGCTCTATTTTGTGGATAAGCTTCCCCAGGTAGACGTTGCAACAGAGCTGTTTCTGGGCCGCGCCACGGTCCAGCGCCGCCTGCCGGAGATCATGCGGGAGATGCAGCGGACATCCAGCAAACTGTATAACTGAGATAAGCGCCGAGAAATCGGCGCTTATTTTTAAAAATTTCCGCATTTTCCTCTTGACAATTACACGCATTGCGTGTATAATAAGGCCATAAGATAAAGCAAGGCGATAAGCCGGAAAGAGGTACATCATGGAAACCAAGATCATCAACAACCGTTACGAACTCATTGCTTGCACTGCCATTGCCACCGAGGCTGGTGACACGGAAGAACAGTCCGCGATCCTCTGCCGCGATATGGATGCCTGCCTGGGCGATGCATTCTGCGTGTACTTTGGCTACACGCTGGACGAACTTGCAGACAGCATTGAAGACGCTGACTATCCCGATTTCAGCGACGATACACTCGCCACCGTCCGCATCGACGGTCAGCCCATCAGCGCGTACTGCTTCTGATCGTTAGAAGCAGAGAATCCGCTTCGGTGTTCCAGCACCGAAGATGAAGCAAAACAAAATACGGCACAAAATTGGAGGATGGAAGACATGTTTAATATCGTTTCCGCGTGGGGAGCGCAGACAAATCTCCACTATAACCCGGACACTGCAAATAATGGTGGTGGCTACTGGCAGTATGCTGGGGGTATTGTGGCCGACATAGGTGGTCAGCTCGTCACCGTTGAAGTCGACGATATGTCCTGCGGTGATTTTGGCAGCCGCGTGTATTTTTCCGTGACTGCTGATGGCTTCTGCTGGAATTTTTCAGACGGCACAATGGACGGTGCGTCCGTTGACACCTCGGAGGATGTCTTGGGCGTTCTGCGGTCCATCTCCGGCGTTCTGGGCGTGGACGCCGAAGCGCTGATTTCTGCCGCGTTGGATGCGGCGAACATCTGCGCGTGGGAGGTATGCTATGCCGACTGACGTCCAGCGCCGTGCTCACGGTTGAAAAAATATAAGGAGGTACCACCATGAAACTCACACCCGCAATCCGCGCTGCTCTCTACGCCGAAACCGGCGCATACACCGACCGCGACGCCTATGTCTCCGATATGGCGCTGTCCAGCGTCTGGGGCGACGCCGAAGACGCCGAGGTTCCGGCGGAGCGGCTGGCACTGCTCGGCGGGATCTGGGACGGCGCGCACTGCACGATTCCAGAGCTGATCAAGATGTACAGCCTGACGCAGACCGGATTTGCGCAGTATTTTGGAATCCCGCTGCGCACCGTGCAGGACTGGTGCGGCGGGCGGCGGGGATGCCCGCCGTATGTGGCCGCGATGGCGGCGGAGATTCTGGCTGTAAACGAACAATAACAAAAACTAAGCCCGTGGAATAACCACGGGCTTAAATTCTGAACCAAATTGATACACAACTGAGGCACAAGAAGCCGCAAAAAGGCCCATACTGGATACATCAAAGGAGTGTTCGGTATGGGCTTTTCTTATTTCAATCCAAACCCCGCCGGGCAGAAGGTCGGGGACTGCACCGTCCGGGCCATCGCAAAGGCGACCGGGAAGAGCTGGGACGAGGTGTATATCGGCCTGTGCCTGCAAGGGCTGATCATGGGCGATCTGCCAAGCGCAAACAGCGTATGGAGCGCTTACCTCCGGCAGCAGGGATTTACGCGGAACGTGATACCGAACACGTGCCCGGACTGCTATACCGTCGCGGATTTCTGCGCAGATCATCCGCGCGGCGTGTATGTGCTGGCGTTATCAAGCCACGTTGTGTGCGTGGAGGATGGGACTTATTTTGACACGTGGGATTCTGGGAGTGAAATTCCACTGTTTTATTGGGCAAAGGAGGAAACATGATGTTTGGACAACAGCCGTATGTGTATCAGCAGCCGATTTACAATCAGCCGCCCATGCCGCAGATGCAGGAGCCGCAGATGCAGATGCGTCCGCAGTATCAGCCCGCGCCGCAGATGCCAGCTTATCAGCCGCAGCCACAGCAGCCGCAGAACCAGTCGATCATCTGGGTTCCGAACGAGCAGGCGGCGAACGACTTCATTGTAGCGCCTAACAACGCCGTTACATTGTGGGATATGAATGCGCCTGTCGTGTACGTGAAAAAGGCCGACGCGAGCGGGAAACCGGCCATGACGACCTACGACCTTGTAGAGCGCGCACAGGCCGTTATAACGCCCACGGCGGCGCGAAAAGGCATGATGGAGGAATACGTGACGCGCAAGGAGTTCGACGAGCTTGTGGCGAAGCTGGCCGCTCCAAGCGTCAGACCGCGAAAGATGAAGGAGGCGGACAATGAACCCACTGTTTAATGCGCTCGGCGGCGGACAGATGCCCGGCCAGATGGGGCAGTTTCAAAATATGGTGCAGCAATTCCGGCAGTTTCAGCAGACGTTTCAGGGCGACCCGAAAGCAGAGGTAGAAAAACTGGTACAGAACGGGAAAATCACGCAGCAGCAGCTGAATCAAATGCAGCAAATGGCTGTGCAATTCCGGCAGCTGCTCGGATAAAACGAATCTTAATTCGTGGCCACGATTGAGATAAATTTCAAAATCTACGAAAGGAGAATTTTATGAGTCTTACTGATGGCGGCATTCAGCCGACTATGCCCGTCCAGCCTGCCAATAACTACGGCGGCGGTATGGGGATGTGGGGTGATAACTGGATCTGGATCATTGTGCTGTTTTTGTTCGGCTGGGGACGCAACGGCAACGGCTGGGGCGGCAATGGCAGCGGCGGCGTGATGGACGGTTACGTGCTGACGTCCGATTTCGCAAGTGTTGAGCGTAAACTCGACAGTATGGCAAACGGCATTTGCGATTCCACGTTTGCCCTGAACAATGCCATTACCGGCGGCTTTGCTACGACCACGCAGGCCCTCAACAGCGGTTTCCAGAACGCCGAACTTTCTCGTTGTAATCAGCAGGCCGCGCTTATGCAGCAGCTGAACAACATGGCGATGCAGGCACAGGAGTGCTGCTGCGAAAACCGCGCTGCAATCGCCCAGGTGCGCTACGACATGGCGACGCAGGCGTGCGACACCCGCAACACCGTGCAGAACACCACGCGCGACATCATCGACGCGATGAACTGCGGCTTCCGCAGCATCGACCAGCGTCTGACGGCGCAGGAGCTTGCGGCGAAGGACGCGAAGATCGCCGAGCAGAACCAGCAGCTTTTCGGATACCAGCTGGCGGCATCGCAGGCGGCACAGAACAATTACCTTGTTTCCACGCTTCGCCCGAGTCCCAGCCCGGCCTATGTTGTAGCGAATCCGTACTGCTGCAACAGTGGTTACAACTACGGCTGCGGCAACTGCGCGTAACAACTCCATATCGTAGAGCTTTTTCGTGGCCTCACGAAAATGGTCGGCCCCCATTGCCGATACTCGATAGCAACGCGGCGGGGCAATCGTCCCGCCGCTGTATTTTTTATGAAAGGAATGATTTTATGGCTGAATTTACATCATCCGGGATTCAAACTGTCGCCGCTGGGCAGAACGTCCCGCTGATCTCCACGGCGGCTTGCGGAAAGCCGTGCATCGTACATCGCGAAGGAAGCGGGCTCGTTACGCTGCGCGGGCTTACGCAGCAATGCAAGGCAAAGTTCCGCGTATCCTTTGGCGCGAATATCGCTATCCCTACAGGCGGAACAGTAGGCACCATTACCGCTGCGCTTGCAATCAACGGCGAACCTCTGAGCAGCGCCACAGCGGCCGTAACCCCTGCGGCTGTTGAGAACTATTTCAACATCTTCGTTTCCACATTCGTGGAAGTCCCGCGCGGCTGCTGCCTGACTGTAGCGGCGAAGAACACCAGCGCGCAGGCGATCAGTTTCGCAAATAGCAATATGATCGTCGAGCGCGTATCGTGAAAGGAGGATGCAATATGTACGATTTGAGAAACCTGCGTGAAATGCTCTGCAAAGAGCTTGACGAAATCGCCGACAAGCGTGAAATGTCTGCGGGCGATCTGGACGCGATCCAGAAGCTGACGAGTTCCATCAAGAATACCTACAAGATCGAGATGGCTGAAGACGGCGGCTATTCCCGCGATGGCGAGTGGGAGGCGGATATGCGCGGTACTTACGGCCGGGGCAGCTCTTACCGTGGCCGCCGCCGTGACGCAATGGGCCGCTATACCCGCGCTGATGCCCGCGAGCATATGCGCGCGCAGCTGGAGGATATGATGCGCGACGCGGACGACGATAAAACCCGTGACGCGATCCGCCGCTGCATGGAGCAGATCGAGCGGGCATAAGGGGGATATGATATGCTGGATAAAGCCGAGATCCGCAAGGAGATAGCGCGGCTGGAATATGAGGAATCCAGCTATCCCAATTATGCCAAACTGGCAGATCTTTATGTGATACGCGATAAGATGCAGGAAGAGGAACGGGGCGACGGCGGTAGGTATGTGGGTTCCTACTCCGGCGCTCCCGCCCCTGTGACCGCAGAACCGGCTACCGTGGGCGAGTACGGGGACAGTGAGTTTTTACTTGCGGTAGCTGGGAAAGACCCGGCAAAGGCTTGGGCGGTCGTTGATGAACTTATGGACACATTATCGCTTGTGAACCGAAAAGTCTATGATTCCATGCTTCGGAAAATAAAGTCCATGTAGCAAAAAATAGGGGAGTCCCCTCGCATTGCACTGAATTTGTAGCATACAATGTAGCATACGGGAAATGATTTTATGTTACAGAGCGTGTCATAACGTGATTTTTCGCTTTTTGAAAATACGCAGAAAATGGGGCGAAAAGCATAAAAAAGTACCGATTTTAGCTTTAAAACAGCTAAAATCGGTACTTTGGCGCGGAAGGAGAGATTTGAACTCTCGCGCGCTTTTTAGACGCCTACTCCCTTAGCAGGGGAGAAAAAACCATTGAAAACACTGGGGAAATTGGCATTTGTAACATATTTTGTAGCATACAGAATTCACTCTGGCGAGTCGTTTTGCAACTGATTTACGGCATCGACCATGCCTTTCATGTCCGGGTGTACGTACCGTTGGGTAGTCGTTATCTTCGTGTGGCGCATGATTTCCTTGATCGTAAACGGGTCGATGTTTTTCATCGCGAGGGCTGTAGCGGTTGTATGGCGGCATGAGTAAGGTGGTAGCTTTTGCACTCCGGCGAGCTCCAAACACTCATAATATCTCTTGTAAAAATTATCTTTGTTTATGCAGCAGATATTTCCGACGCGCGATTTGCTTTCTTCGCATAGTTCATGCAGCACCGGCGCAACGAAATCCGGGAAGACCATAGGCGTTTCCTTCCGCTTCTTTGTCTTTATGCCGCCTCGGACGATCTCATTCTTTTCAAAGTCAATCATATCTTTCTTGAGCTTCAGAAGCTCACCGGGCATCATGCCGGTATAAATCATCGTTAAAATAAACCCAACGAAGTGGTCTTTTGCATACGCTTCCCATAGCTTTTTTACGTCGGCGTCGGTAAACGGCTCCGGCGTTTTTTCTTCAAGCTCCGGAAGCTTTATGTACTTTGCAAGATTCACGGTAGTCTGCTTTTCAGCAATCGCGAGATTGTAGCAATGGGAAAGGACTGTTTTCATGTCCTTCCGCGTGTAATAGGTGCTGGCGTTGCGGTCGATAACATCCTGTATCTGCGCGATGGTCAGCGCGTCGATCTCACGGTCGGCGATTTCTTTCATGCGCTCGAATGCCTTTTCCGCCGCGCCCTGACGATCAGCCGATAAGGATAGATAATCCCCACGCAGATATGTTTTGTAGTATTCTCTGAGAGTGGGGCTTCGCTGCTCTTCCTTCGGAGGGTTTGCAGCATATTGGAGGGCGGCGCGCTTTGATGTAAACCCGCCTTTTGTTCGCATCCTTTGCCGAAGCTTGTCGTTTTCGTCCAGGTAAGTTCTTTCTGTCCAACGCGCCGTCCACGTCTTCCCTCGCTGGTAAGCGCTTCCCTGCCCGTTCCCGCGTGTCCGGTTTCGCCGCGCTTCCTGTTTTTTTCCGCACCAGCAACAGTAGGGCGCGCCGTCTGGGATTTCTTTTTTACACTTGATGCACTCCATGTTTCCCTCCACGTTCTTTTCGGATCGCGTAGAAAGTAATTGCCGAAGCCAGCGCTGAACCTACGATCAGGGCGATACACGCCCATGCGGTTACGGACAAATCTCCGTTTCGAATGAATCCTGCATTACGAATCTGCGCATCCGCCACAAGGCAGGCAATCAGAGAAAAGGAGAGCAGCATACAAAACAGGGCGAGGACGTAACACATTGTATGTGTAGACTTTATCTGTGCGCTTTGCGCGGCCGCTGTTGCCTCCAGCTTGGCGTTTTCAAGCTCGACATGATGGATCTGCTTGGTCAGCTTTTCCGGGCTTCCGACGGGATTTTCAAGGCCGAACAGCTCGTCGAGCGACAACCCGAGCGTTTTGCATAGCGCAGCCGAGTTATAAAGCCGTGGATCCGCTTGTGTTCCAGCGTATAATCGGCTCACGGCAGAGAAGGAAACGCCGGACTCGTTCGACAGCTCCTCCAACGTCATCCCGCTTGCATCTTTTGCCCTTCTGATCTTCCCCTGATACGCGCCGATAAACGGAGCGAGATCCTGTATTGCGGACATGATTACGCCTCCATTCGTAAGTTTCAGTTTTATTTCTTACATTTTCCATATAAAAATGCAAAACATGTGACAAGAACGCAGGATTCGCCCTTTTCTTACAAACATTATCTGGTACAATGAAAACGTAGCAGATAGTTTTTGAATCCGGCATCTGCTGAAATGGCCCCACCGTATGTTCCAGATACGATGGGGCCGGTCAAACCAAATATTATATCAAATCATCAGTCCCATAAACTGTACACCATCGGATTCCTGATTCCCAAAAATAACGCGGTCTGTTTGTTTATAATACCATGTTGATTTTTAGAACAATCGTTCTATAATAAATGACAGGAGGAAAAAATATGGAGTGCATCAATATCCGGGTAAACAATGGGAGGGTCGACGTGACGGTCGACGGCGCGAAGCTGACAGACGTGCATAGCGTCAGCGTGGATTACATCAAGGGCATTCCGCTCCTGTTTGCCTGCGTCGCGGACGTAGGCCGGGAGCAGGACGAGCGGCGGGAGCCGAGGATCCTGCACTGAATTTATTGTGCGTCCCTCGAGTTCGCTTCCTCCAGCACATTGCCGGTCTGATCTACAAACTGCACACACACGTTGTCGATCGGAGTTCCGTTGAATGCGTTGTACATACCGCCGTACATATAAAATGCCAGTGTAAGGAGTGAGTCCTGAAGCCCAACCACATCAGTAGAAAGCGTTACAGTAAAGGACGTGTAATCGCTGGACGCTTCGGCGGAAATGACGTTTGGGTAGTCAGAGGAACCGGCCATGTCCGCAAGCTGGGCGTCAATGTTCTGCGCCAGCTCCTGCATAAGCTCTTTGTGTCGCTCCGCTGTCATAACGTAGGTCGCGGAGCCGGCAGGATTCAGCTCTATAGACAGAAGCCCGTCTGTTTCCTTTACCTTTTCGTCCAATGCCTGCTGCGTCGCATCTTCGCCGATAAAGTCGGCTGGGATCGTGAGCTTGATCTTATTGCCCCATGTTTTTTCAGCCGTTATCGGTGTGGTTGCCGTTTCCTCGGTCTGTGCGTCGTCTTCCGTCTTTGCCGACTCCGATGCGGAGATTGTATCCGGCTCCTGCCTCTTGATCGGCTCGGCTGGCTTCTTCGCGGGCTTTGATGCGATAAGGACAACTGCCAGCACAACGGCAGCGAACGGAACAGAAAGAATCGCGATTTTTTGAACCGAAATCATCTTTTTGTTTCTTGCGCCGCATTCCGGACAGACGCGGGCACTTGCATTGATTTGCGTTCCGCAAGAGCGGCAGATCATCTTCCGGTTCGGCGTGTCACAGTGCGGGCAGAACTTCTCCCGTTCCGGGAACTCTGCCCCGCATCTTGGGCACTGCACAATATATTCATTTTTAGTCATCAATGCGGCACTCCTTATATGGTTTGTAAACAATTACATATTACCACTTAGAACCAGCCACCGCAACATAGAAGCTGCACAAAAATAAACGTCGGAATTTGGAAGATTAGAGAAGGAGGACGCAAAAATGACTTGTGTTCAGGGTGATCTGTGCTATAATAAGGGTGAAGAAATTGCGCCCGCTGATATTGGCTTTCAGTATTTAATGGAACTTACATCAGAGGAAAAACTAGAACTAATTAGAATGTGGAAGGAGCGAAACAATGTTTCTGAGCAAGGAAAAGTACGATAATATTATGCTGCAGTTGTGCAGAATCAGGACTGAAATTTCTACAAAAGATGAGTGCGGAGAAGCGTGCCGGATGTGCGAACACGCGATCGGCGCGGCCAGCCCAGGCGGCGACATCGTGCTTGTCTGCGAAAAAAAGCTTAAAGCAGTTTGCAGCGACTTTAGCCCTCGGATCCTGACAGACATTTGTTCAGGAAATTCCAGAAATGTTCAGACGTAAGCATCCCGAGCAGGAATGAGATTACTGCAATCACTAAATCATGGATTCGACTAGCCTTTGTGGACTTCTTCCGCTGATCAATATACGCCAAGTAGTCCTTCCCGCGTTCTTCTATTTCAATTGCGCAGGACGCGCCAAACGATAACACAGGGACACCATCTTTGCTGGGGATTGGGTGCAGATTTGCAAGTCCAAAATGTTTCAGCCTATTTGCGGTCTGGAAAATATCATCCGTCGCAAATATTCTGCTATCTGCCAACGCTTTAAGCATTTTTCTTTCATCTTTGCTCAACTCGATTTCCGAAAACGGAAGGTCGCTTGCATCATCCATTCTGCTTTCTCCGGCTCTTTAGCATACGCGCCATTTTGAGCAAATCACGGCGCTCATTTTCATCCGCAGAACTCCAAATGTCACGGAGTTCTGCGGTTTCGCTATCTTCGGCCTCATCCTTCGGGATGGGGTCTTTTTTTATGCCTTTGCCTATCAGTTCTTCTACTGTTACGCCGAAGTAGTCGGCGATTTTTTGCGCATTTACGTCAGAGGGTTTTGTCTTCCGCGCTTTCCAACAGCTTATTGTTGACTTGTCAATTCCGAGTTCTCGGCCAACGTATGCAGGGGTTTTGTTTACAGAAGCGCAAAGCGCAACAAAGTTGTCATAAAACACAATAATACACCTCTGGAATTGTTAAATACGACGAAAGTTGAATTAGTTTGCAAATAGCGGTTGACAGTTGAGAATGTTTGATGTATTATTGCCTTGTGGTTGAAAAAGTTTGCAACAGACAAGACCCAAGCAAATCAACGCTTGCGCCAATGCTAATGTGTTTCTCGCAAATTCATAGTAGCACAAACAGTAAACAATTTCAACAATAAATTTCAAAAGTTGACTGCGGCGAAAAGAAAAGCCGCCCGTGGTTCGTTCACGAGCGGGTTTCCCCAGAGTTGTTTACCAGAACGCGCTGCACAGGATGGGCGGCTGCATTACTTCGCATCCGTCCGAATTGGTAGAGTTCTTTCCACCGGCTCGGCAATACTATCCTGACACAAAACGAACTTGCGCTTCTATGGACGCGCCGCTCACTTTGGCAGTTCTGGCGCTGCCCCTTGCCCTAACGCATCACGCCGTTTCTTTGGTCTGGAACTGGCAAGTTCAAAAGTTTGGTCATGAAAACCACCTCCCGAATTTACCTAAAAGGGCTAAGGACAGTATAGCACGTCCGGGGCGTTGCAGTCAACAATTTTAACAGAATGGAGGTGTGTATATGCCTGAAAAATGGACAGGCGTACTGATCGGGAAAATGCACAATGCGCGTGTTTCATACGACGATCTTGCCGCAGAGCTTGGACTTACAAAAGGCTATCTGTCCTTGATCCTGAACGGGAAAAGAAATCCGCCGGGTGCGAGGAAGCGCTTGGAAGACGCGGTTAAGGCCGTGATCGAACGAAGAAAGGAGGAAAAATGACGCTGGACGATATCCGGGCAATGTCAAAGCCCACAATCCTCGCAAGCGAGGCGGCGCAGGTGCTCGGCTGTACCCCGCAATGGCTTCGCTTGATGGCGAGGGAACAGCCTGAAAAGCTGGGCTTCCCGGTCTGCTGCACAAGCAAGCACAGAGTAAAGATCCCGAGAGAGCCGTTTTTGCGGTTTCTCGGAGCATGAGGAGGAACAAATGAAAGTCAGAACCGCCGGGAACAGGAAAAGAAGGAGGTGAAGAAGGATGAATGATTTCCTCAAGTTTTTTGCCGAGAAGGTGCAGACCTACCCTATGCACCTTGAGATCACCTATAGCAAGGTGACGGACTGGGGCGTCAGGGTGTGGCGGAGGGGAACCGCCTACGACGGGGACGACGAAGAACTCGTCAACGTCCAGGACTGCGACGCGGAGCTGTGCTTCGCAACCGCGCAGGTGCAGCTGAAAAACTGGCTGCTGGAACACGAAGGAGGCTATTAACCATGGCAAATGCCCGTACCTACACCCTGACGCTGGATGCGCAAGAACTGCATGATCTGATCGAGGCGGCGCTGGTCTGTGAGTGCCAGACGGCGCAGATCATAAACGGGCTGAAGCGAAAGGGACTGGACCTGGACGCGCAGAAGCTCGTGACACAAAACGCCCGCCTGGCGCGGCTCGTCAGGCGGATGCAGGAAGCAAAGGAGGATAAGCGGAATGCGGAAACTGATTCTCAGCGGAGACGATTGGTTTGAGCTGAAGCACACGCTGGAGCTGCTTGTGATCGTGACAAACAACGCGGCGAATGAGCACGAGAACATGGCTGCACACGCGCAAGTGGCGGAATTGTCTGAACGGTATGCAAACCTCGCAAAACGCGACAGGGAAAGGACGGAGAACTACAAGCGGCTTATGGCACTGGTAGAATCGGCAGAACGTCTGCCGGAGACGAAGGAGGAAACCAATGGATAACGGGAAGGTACACGTCGAGATCGGCATGGACGGCAAAAAAACGGTATCTGCGCTATCCGGCAGCGCGCTGGAACTGAGCGCTGCTGCCGCGCGAATCCTGAACATATTTTATGCCGCGTTCTGCCAGCGGGGAATAGGCGAGGAATTCAAGGAAACTATGCGCTACTGCGTGAACCGGGAGGACAGCCCGGTATGGAGGAAGGAGTTGGCAGAATGAGAACCAATCTTGCAGAACGGCTCGGGTATGAGCCGGAGGAAACGACCGAGGAACGCCGGGAGCGGCTGCGGGAGGAATTGGAGGCCCGCAAGGCGGCGCGGCGGATCGTCAAGGGCCTGTGCCTTTGGGTGAGCGGCGCGGCGATGATCTTGGCCGCAATGGCCGGGACGGCGGAAATGACGTATGAATGCCTCGTGACCGGCTTCGTCGCGCTCGTAGCGCTGCTGTATGGTCTGGCATAAAGAAATGACCCCTGCCGCGCGGCAACGCGACAGAGGCCGAAAGGAAACTTAAGTCGCCTTTATTATAGGGCAGAAAGGAACCTATGTCAAGTTTAACGGATTCCCGCGTTCGACATGGTGCGAAAGCCTGCGTCGACGCGGTACATCGGGCCGACTACCCGAAGTTTAATAAGGTGCTGCTTTCGCAATGCGAACACCCGGAAAAATACGGTGTGCAGCTTGTACCGGACGCAGCTGCGGCGATCAAGGCGCTGGACGCGCCCAAGAACCGCGCCGACAGGCGGAAGAAGACGAACCGGTATTACTTCCGCCTGACGGATGATCAGGCGAAGAAGCTGGACAGGCTTCTGAAAAAGCTGGGCTATTCCACGGTACAGAGCTTTTGCGAGGCGATGATCCGTCAGGAGGTGAGCCGGAATGGCGTATGACGGCGAAAACCTGTACTTGAGCATTCCGGAGCCGGAACCGAAGATCGTCGGCCAGTGCGCGTACTGCCGGGAAGACATCTATGAAGGAACTGAGTGCTTCTGCTGCAACGGAGTGCTGGTACATACGGAGTGCTTCGGGGACTATGTGCAGGATGAGTATAGCGAATCGGAACTGGCCGGGGCGCTGGGATTTGAACAGAAGACAGCATGAATGAAGGAGGAAACATTATGGAAAACGCAAAAGGCTTTAAGGCATTCGACCCCGGTTTGATCTGCCGAGGCAAGCAGTATGCCGAGAACACGGACTACGAAGAGGCAGATGGCGCGATCTGCGGCAAAGGAATGATGCACTACTGCGTCAACCCCTTCGATACCCTTAACTTCTACGATCTCGTAGGTGAAAACGGGAAGTTTTCAGATTTCGCAGAAGTTGAAGCGCTCGATCCGCCAGTTTCCGGAAGTGACGGGAACTTTGCGGCGAAGAAACTGCATATCGGCGCGAAGCTGAGCTTCGCTGGATTTGTAAAGGCGTGTATCGATTACACAAAGGAACAGACAATCGATAATATGCCGAAAAGTGAAATTGGTACGGGCGACTCCGCACAGATCGGCAGCTCGGGCGACTCCGCCCAGATCGGCAGCTCGGGCGACTACGCCAAGATCGGCAGCTCGGG